TCGAGGGGACGGAAAGCAAGCAGGTAAAGCTGTTGTCGTACGTAAACCACCCACCGATGACCTCTGGGAAAAACATCTCACCGGTGTTGAGCCTAGTCTTGGAATTATCCCGATCCGGGCGGATAACACCTGTATCTGGGGCTGTATTGATATTGACCAGTATCCACTGGATCATGCTGGCTTAGTCAAGAAGATTAAAACCCTGGAGTTGCCTCTTGTCGTTTGCAGGAGCAAGTCTGGTGGCGCGCACGTTTTCTTGTTCACCAAGGAGCCGATCGCTGCCGCACGCATGCAGGAGTACTTAAAGTCCTCTGCCGCACTCTTGGGCGAAGCTGGGCGCGAAATCTTCCCCAAGCAAGCTGAGATTTTGGTTGATCGTGGAGACACGGGAAACTTCCTCAACTTGCCCTATTTCGGAGGGGATCAAACCCTGCGCTATGGGATCAAAGAAGACGGGAGCGCCGCTACCTTAGAAGAGTTCTATGAATTGGTTCAGGCCAATATACAAGACCCTGACGTAGCTATACCCGAGCCTCCTAAGAAAGCAGAACAACCCATTGCTGACGGCCCTCCGTGCTTGCAGGCGCTATGTACACAAGGCGTCCCCGAAGGGGGCCGCAACAATACCTTGTTCAACATTGGTATTTATCTTAAAAAGATCTTTCCCATAAATTGGGAAAATCCTCTTATTGAACACAACTTCAAGTACGTGCATCCACCGTTGCCAAACAACGAAGTGCAGATACTTGTCAAGCAACTCAATAAAAAAGATTACAGGTATAAGTGCAAGGACGCGCCCCTCAACAGCTTTTGCAATTCAGGCCTGTGCAGGACTCGCAAACACGGGGTCGGGGCCAACGGACCTGATGCCCCACAACTATCCTCTTTGTCCAAATACAACTCGGAGCCTCCGCTGTGGTTCTTAGATATTAACGGCAAACGCATTGAACTAGACACCGATCACCTCTACAACCAGAACATGTTTCAAAAGGCATGTGTAGACAAGATCAACGTCTTGCCTCCAACCCTGCGCAAGCAGGACTGGGAGCAAATGCTCAACGCGTTACTTAAAGAGATGGTTGAGTCTGAACAGATTCATGAGGCAACGGATGACACAAGCATCACCGGACGCTTCGTTGATTTGCTGGAAGAGTTCTGTACTCACTTACAGCAGGCCATGGACCGCGACGAGATTTTGCTTGGCCGCCCATGGACAGACGAGGAAGAGGCTAAGACCTACTTCAGAATGAAGGACCTTGAAGCCCACCTAAAGCGTAATAACTTTGTGGGGCTTACTGCACCAAAGATGGCGCAACGCCTACGAGACCTCGGGGGTGAACCTATTCCCTTGTTCCTCAAAGGCCGCGCAACCCGATGCTGGCGCTTGCCTGGATTTAAAAAGCAAGACGCCCCATTTAACACACCTGAACAAAAGAAGAGGAGCCCATTTTGATTAATGATGAAGATAGACCATTAAAGATGGACAGTTTTGATGACTGTTTTATAGGAACGTGCTGCACCTGGCACGGCAATCAACAAGTCGAGAGACTGATCTACAGCGGCGAAAAAATGTTAGACAACCTAACAAAAGATGACGCTATGGAAGTAGAAGAGGCTCTTGAATATATTGAGTTCAATATTCAAAGCGCCTACGTCGGACCGCACACCCCCATCATCTTGTGGGAGTGCTCCCTTGAGGACGTGGAGGAACGGTATGGAGATTAGAAAAATCTTCGGCCCTCCAGGTTCGGGCAAGACGACGTTCTTACTGAATATCGTTGAGCAGGAACTGGGAGATGGCGTCCCCTCGTTAAAGATTGGCTACTTTTCTTTCACCAGAAAAGCGGCCAACGAAGCACGCGACAGGGCAATTGCAAAATTCCCCCAACTCAATCCAGACCTCGACTTCCCCTGGTTTCGCACTCTGCATAGTCTGGCCTATCGTTGTCTAGGCATTGGCACCAAAGACATGATGTCTCCTGAAGATTACAAAGCCTTTGCTAAAGAGGCCGGGATCGAGCTCTCCATTGAAAACGGAGAAGAAGACTTCATGATCAAAGCAGACAACCCCATCCTGAACGAGATCAACATCGCACGGATCAAGGGCCTTGATCTACACACGCACTACAACCAAAGCAGCATGGATATTGAGTGGCATCACTTTGAGTACGTTGAGCGCGCTTACCGACACTACAAAGAGAGCAGGTCACTGCTCGACTTCACTGACCTACTCGAGCAGATAGTGCAACAACCAGAGAGACTGCCCGTGCTTGATGCACTCATCATTGACGAGGCACAAGACCTCTCTAGGTTGCAGTGGGAATTAGTAACTGAACTGGCTAAAAGATCACAGCGTTCTTTTTTAGCCGGGGATGATGACCAGGCCGTCTACAACTGGGCAGGGGCCGATGTCGATAGTTTTTTAAACTTTACCGGCGCAATCACCATCCTCGATCAATCTTATCGCGTGCCTGCCAAAATCCACGCGATCGCCAACAAAATCGTGCACCGCATAAAGAAGCGCCAGCCCAAAGTTTGGAAAGCTCGCGCCGAAGAAGGGCACATCCACTACTACAACGACTTCTCTCAAGTCGATATCACCCACGGCAACTGGCTTGTCCTTGCAAGCACCAACTACATGCTCTCTGAAATGCACACCTGGATTAAGAGCCAAGGGCTACTGTTCGAGCGTCACGGCCAACGGAGCATCTCCGAAGGTATCTTGTCGGCTGTACTAGGTTGGGAGAACCTCAGACGCGGCAAAGAATTGCCGCTGACCGTTATAAAAAACGTCTACAAATACTTAGGTTCTGATTTTGTCAAGCATGGGTACAAAGGACTACGGTTCGCGGACCCCAACGGCGTGTACAGCATGGAACGCTTGCGACAAGAACAAGGGCTCTTGGCCCCGGACATCGTCTGGCATGAGGCACTTCTAAAGATCGGGGAGGACAAGCGCGACTACATCATCGCCCTCTTGCGACGCGGCACAAAGCTCACGGGCTCTATCCCTATCAAACTCTCCACGATCCACGGCGCCAAAGGCGGAGAAGCAGACAACGTGCTACTGCTCGGGGACCTCTCAACGCGCTTTGCCAAGGAGTACGAGCGCAATTCCGATGACGTTAATCGACTGCTGTATGTGGGACTTACCCGCGCCAAACAGGAACTGCATTACGTGTTACCAAAAAATGAATTAAAAGGTTTTAGATTATGAAGCGCGAAATTAAAACACTGCCAATGTTTCCTCGCATTTCCGAGTGGCTGCCCCCTACCTCTTTCCCTAGTCTTAGTGAAGCTAAGGAGATTGCAATTGACCTCGAAACCTGCGACCCCAACATGGAAAGCTTGGGTCCTGGTTGGCCTAGAAATGATGGCTACATTGTCGGTTACGCTATTGCTGTTGACGGTTGGGCTGGCTATTTTCCTGTCGCTCACGCTGGCGGTGGGAATTTGGACAAGCGCATCGTGGAGCGCTGGATTAGCGAGGTCTTGGCTACATCCGCAGACAAGATCATGCACAACGCCGCCTACGACCTCGGATGGCTCAGAGCCACGGGATTTGAAGTAAATGGCACGATCTACGACACCATGCTGGCAGCACCTGTGCTGGACGAGAACCGCTATGCCTACAGCTTGAACAGCCTGGGCTTTGACTACCTTAAAGAAATCAAGTCTGAGCAAGGCTTGAAAGAGTCTGCGTCCGACTTCGGGGTGCACCCTAAGAAGGAGTTGTGGAAACTGCCTGCCATGCACGTGGGCGACTACGCCGAGCAGGATGCCACGCTCACCTTAAAGCTCTGGCATAACCTTAAACCACTTCTCATTAAAGATGAGGTTAGATCAATATTTGAGCTGGAGACCGAAGTGCTGCCCGTGCTTGTGGATATCACGCTTAAGGGCATCAACTTCAACCGCGCCCAGTGCGAACGCCACATGGCCGAGATGCGCAGGAAAGAAACCGAAATCCTGAAATATTTGAAGAGTCAGGCCGGCATGCAGGTAGACATCTGGGCAGCGCAGTCCATTGCGGCTGCATTCGATCGCCTGGGCATCCAGTACCCCAAGACAGCAGCTGGTGCGCCGAGCTTCACCAAAACCTTTCTGGACACGCACGAGCACCCTATGTCCAAGATGATTCTGGAGGCCCGTGAGTTAAACAAGACCCACGGCACGTTCCTAGAGCCTTACCTGAAGCACAGCGCCAAGGACGGACGCATCCACACCCACTTCAACCAGATGCGTAACGAGGAAGGTGGCACCGTGACCGGACGCCTGTCGGCCAGCAACCCCAACCTCCAGCAAGTGCCCGCGCGCCACGAAATCATCGGCCCAATGGTGCGAGGGTTGTTCTTGCCTGAGGAAGGACAGGTTTGGGCGGCAAACGACTTCTCCTCGCAAGAACCACGCTTGTTGGTCCATTATGCGGCCCTGCTTGGGTTGCCTGGGGCAGAAAAAATGGCGCAAGCCTATCGAGAAGACCCCAACATGGACTTTCACCAGATGGTCGCTGACTTGGCCGGCATTAAACGCAAGGCTGCCAAGACCATAGGCCTGGGCCTGATGTACGGCATGGGCAAAGCCAAGCTGGCCACTCAGTTGGACCTGCCCATGGACGAGGCCAGTGATTTGATTAACACCTTTCACGCCAAGGTTCCATTCCTTAAAGGCACCGTGGACGCCGTCATGAAGCGCATTGAACATCCCGCCTCTGGCGGGTCCATTCGCACCCTACTGGGCCGCAAGTGCCGCTTTCCATTGTGGGAGCCCGTGGAGTGGGGCGTGAACAAAGCGCTGCCGCGTGAGCAGGCTGTCATTGAGTATGGGGTCAGGATCAAGCGTGCGGGTACCTACAAGGGTTTAAATCGTTTAGTCCAAGGATCTGCCGCCGACCAGACCAAAGCCGGCATGGTGGCACTGCACAAGGCAGGTTTTAAATTACTGCTCCAAGTGCATGACGAAGTAGCACTGTCCGTCAGAAACATTGACGAGGCACGCGAAGCCGCTGACATCATGGCCAAAGCAGTAACCCTGGAAGTCCCCTCCAGAGTAGATACAGAGGTTGGCCCGAGTTGGGGCGAAGCTGTATGATGGCGGTGAGGTCTTCTTTGCAGTTGCCTCAGACTCCTTTTGGGCCCGGGTAACTCCTGGCCCATTTTTTTTATTGCAAGAATAAACTTTTTTCGATACACTGCGTTTTATATAAAAGAAAGGAGAGTTAATGGCTACAAAAAGACCGCGTAAACCATACACGCCACCACTGCAAAGGGCCAAACCCTGGATGAGCATTGCTATTCGTATGGAGACCTACGCCAAGCTCAGAGAGTTAAGCGAGTTTCATGGCAGAGGGATGGGAGACCAGATGCAAGTACTGGTGGACCCCGCCTTTAATGAGGCCTTGAAGACAGTCGAGGAGAGAGAAGTACTGCAAGAAAACGGCATGCTCCCCGCCGCTCCTCCCCCCAAACCCATAAGAAAACTCAAGAAATCAAAGAAAGCTGCCCAACATGTACAAGTCAAACGTCCAGTTGTCCGTAAATATTATCTTTGACGTCTTGCCTCCACTCGAGGTCAACGGCTCATGGCTACCGGAACAAGTAGATATCACCTCCATCTACCTTGACGCCGCGTCAACAAAGAGTAAAAACGGACGGGGACGAATCAACATCACACGTGTCTTCACCCCAGAAGAGATAGCCAATTTAGAAGACGAAATTGCAACCGCAAAGGAAAATTAAATGATCGTCCACAGACTTACACACGCCGCCCAAATGACACGGGACAAGGACCTCTCCGACCTGCTCACCGAAGCCGCCGAACTTATAGAAAACCTACAGGTTTGGAAAATCCGATGGGCCGAGAAAGACCTCGCCTACGCCGATCTACACGATCGGTACATCCTCCTACAAGCAAGACTGCACCCCAGTCGCATCGACTCTCTTGTGGCCTTGAAGAAGCAAGCAGAGAAAGAGAAAAAATTAGCAGATGAAGCTGAGAACAAGGAGCAATCATGAAAATGTCTCAAGTACGATTCGACGAGTTTATCGGCCCACGGTCCTTTGCCGATGACCACGGTTGGTCTTCCGTCGTCTGGCAACACGCCTGGGAGGCCGCTCTCGAAGAGGCGGCGAGACATTTTGAGGTGATTGGCAAATTAGAAAACTCTGGTGTATCATCCGCACAGTATTTAAGAAAGATGAAAGGAGAATAATGTGAAGTTCAAGCCACTACTACGTGCTTTTCCCAACCCTCATATGAGAGACGGTAAGGGCATGTTATTAAGAGATTATTTTGCCTCTGGCATCGCCAGTGGCTATGTCCGTTTTATGGGTTGCGACCCAGATGCAAAAGGACAAATATGCGATCTACAAGACGCAGATAACAACGCCGAAGCCATCGCTAAGAGCGCGTACAAGATAGCCGACGCGATGATGAAAGTCCGCGAAGAAACTGCGATAGACGCCAGTATGGAAGGGGAGCAAGAGTGAACTGCCCAGAATGCGGAGCATGGACCACGATCAGCGAGACGCGTCTTACTGTTATGCGCTACAGGCGCAGAAGAGAGTGTGGCAATGGGCACAGATTTACAACCGAAGAAGTCGTAGTCCCTCAAAAACAGATAGAACAAGAGGTAGTAACTCGCCTCAAAACAGCTAAAGAGAACAAAGCAATTGCAAAGAAATATCAACCACCAAAGGAGTATTCACTATGAGCCAATTACTATCCACTAAAGGCAAAAAAGTCTTCGATTATTTCGTAGCAAACCCCGCGGCCAACGCTTCAAAAGTCGCGGCTAAATTTAAGATGAGCATGTCCAACGTCTACAAGCTCAAGGCCAGTGCGAACAGCATCAAGGCCACCGCTCAAAAAACTAAGCCCGCTCGCCTACTTCCCGAGATACCTCCAGAGCCAAAGACCTCTTGGCAAAAGATTGTGAGGGAAGTAAAAGAGACAGCCAACGTGGACAAGACACTGGACGCACGTGCAGAGATGTACGGCAAGTTCAAAGATGGTGCCTCCCTGATGCAAGCCGTCAAACGTGAGTTGGCGGCCCACGCGGCCAAGCATGGTAAAACCTTTGCTGATGACCAGTGGGAGGCCTTGGAGATGATCGTCCACAAGATCGGGCGCATCGTCAACGGAGACCCCGACGTGGTAGACCACTGGGTGGACATTGCCGGCTACGCTACGTTAGTCAGTGATCGCCTGGAAGGTAACGCCCGATGATTAATATTGACGAATACGATGCTGAAGAGCTCAAAGCACAAGACAGGTTTGAGCGTAACTACTCGCGCGCCCTATTGCGCAATCCCAATTGCAGGGACCCCGACCACCCCGGTTGCGACATGTGTGAGGAGGACGAAGATGATCACTAACGAAACACCTGAAGAGCGGGAAGAGTTCAACCGCGTGGAGCGCGAGAGCAAAGCCAAACAGGAATCTATCCGCGGAACTAAGCACCCGACCAGGGAGCAGCTTATAGCGGAGTTAGATGTGGCTCAGATGCTGATACGCGAGTTGGGTGACCGACTGGCTAGGTTGGAGAAGCCTTTGGCAGCAGAGAAAGAGCGTGAAGCGTGTGCCTTGATTTGCGATGCAGTAACTCAAGACATGAGCCTTGGCCCACTTGAAAAATATAGAGCGACAGAAATTGCAAAATTAATTCGAGCAAGGGGACAAGCATGACTGAAGAAGACGATGACATCCAAGACTACAAGCGACCTTGGGTTGGCTTGTCTGAACAAGACATCACCGAACTAAAACACAACCTGCCCGACCTCTACTACTGGGTTGACGTAGTCAGAGCAACGGAGAAAAGATTAAAGGAGCTAAACACATGACTAAACGAGAAATCATAGTGGCTTTCCTCAAAGACATGCTACGCCCACGAACAATGAAAGAAATCATTGACATCGAAATGCGCGACGCCTATCTGTGCAAGATGCAAGCGGAAAAGTCCCTCGAATACGCCACAAGCGTAGTTGACTACAACCGCCAACGCATCCGCCGCCTCGAAGAAAAACTGCTAGAACTGGAGAAACAATATGCATGAAGTATTAATATTCGTACTGGGCGCCCTCCTACCATACTTCCTAAAACTGGTAGAAGCGTTTGTTAGCTACATGAAACGTGAACTAGACAAGGAGAACAAAAATGCTTGAAACCATCGCCTGGATAGTCATGCTGCTCGTCATGGGTGGCGCAATCGTAGTCATGGTAGGCGTCGCCGTCTTCATGCTAAGTAGCGAGGACTAAACCAATGCGCCCCGCCATCTTCACCACCCCCGAACCACCCACCACCATCGATGACGTCTTCCTCAAAGAATACGTCCAACAACTACGCCGCCAAATTGAAATACTCAACATCCAGATCGAAAACCTGGTTACAGAGATTAAAGACCTTAAAGCCAGTAAGAGGTCCGAAAATGATTAAGCAAAAACCGCCGCCCACGGATCAGGAATTAGGCATAACCCTGGACATGCTCATCAAAAATGGTCAGCTAGTTCAAGCCTACAGCCTCAAGGTCAACGGGCAAGAGATCGTGCTCTTCGGTCCCATCCTGGGTTGGCCAGACAAACAAGAGACAGAAATCGAAGAGCTCACATTCGGCGAACTGGTCAACATAGACCAGGTAATCGAAACACTGCAACTCATGAAAAACCCAGAAGAACGGGAAAGACGCCTGGGGAAATTACAGTGATACAAAGTGGGCTAATGAAAAAGTATGTGTAAAGGGGGACGGTGTACGGATAAAGTACCGCGGACCGGGGTTTTTGCGCCTATATATACTTTTTGACCAAAATAAAAAAATAAATTATTTTTTTTATTTTAGACGTAATAGGCGTAATGGTGTAATAAGTGAATGAAATCAATGAGTTATGAGAACACAGTACATTACATAGTGTTTATAGGAGTAATTTACATAAAATGCGCGCGCAACTTTTTTTTTGAAAAATAAAAAACTTACTCTTGGGTAAAAACCTATACTGAAACGCCAAAAATACACAGAAAAGAGGATTGGGTAAATGAAAAGTTCTAAAAAGGAAGACAGATGACCAAAAAAGACGTTTATAACAAGGTGCCCGTGGCCCAAAAGAAGCTTGTTCAGCGGCTCTCGAAGCCCGTGAAACCCCTAAGTCAGCAGAAAAAGCCCCTGACTCCCAAGGAATGGGCCTTTGTCCAGGAGCTTGTGTCTGGTGCCGGAGCGGTTAGCCCGACCGAAGCGGCTAAACGAGCCGGGTATTCCGATGCGAATGCCCGTGCCATGGGGTATACCCTGACTAACCCTGATACCCACCCCAATGTGGTGGCCGCGATTCAGGAATACAGGACGGAATTGGCCCTGAAGTACGGAACGACCTACGAGAGGCACATGAAGGACATGCAGACCATCAGGGATGCCGCCCTATCTGCTGGAGCCTATGGGGCTGCCGTACAGGCCGAATACAGGCGTGGACAGGCCTTGGGCACCATCTACATCGATCGCAAGGAAATAAGGCACGGAACGATCGATTCCATGAGCAAGGAAGAGGTTATGCGCAAACTGGAGGAAATCAAGAAGCTTTATGGCGGCCCGCCACCTACTGCAATCTTGGAAGTCCAGGCCACCGAAATCGCCGCGAGCGTCGAGCGCGATCCCAAGTTTGATCAGAAAGCAGTTTTAAAGGAAGCCCGCCATGCCCGTCAAGCCAGAGAGCGCACTCTACAAGAGGATGAAAGAGAACTTACTCAACTGCCGCATAACCCGGATTGAGTCCCGGGTTGGGTTGGGGATACCTGATTGTTTGATTGCTTTCCCAGGTAAGTTTGTAATGGTGGAACTCAAAGTGGTCAAGCGCGGCCGCAAAGTAGCGCTGAGTCCACACCAGGTGGCCTTTCATGTTGTCCATGCAGAAATGAAGGTTCCCACCTACATCCTGGTTCAGTACTTTCCCCCAGGTGAGACGGTTGGGGCCAAGTCAGAGCTTTTGTTGTACGAAGGCAAGCAAGTAGAGCAAGTGCATAACCTGGGGATTGACGCGAACCCCTTGGATAGTTGGAGGTTGACGGGACCGGCCTGGCACATGCTGAGACTGCGGCTTTTAGGACTTTAGGGAAACCCCCTATCGACGTATCGAAAAAACATGTATACTTCACTTCCGGGCAAATGATTGTCCGGAAATCATAGAACTTTAGAAAGAGAGAAAGATATGGGTAAATTAGACAAGTTTGAGTTGATTCGCAAGAATCGACTAGCTACAAACAAGGCCTCTTTTGATCAGTTGACAGAGGAACAACAAAAGGCCGTCCGCGCCGCGCAAGCGGCATTGCGTGATTTTGTTAACGACTTCAGTGAGAGCTTTGACGTCACCACAGTTACTGCGCGTGACTTGCAAAACTGCTTTTGGACGATGAACATGGCGTTTGAAACAGAGGAGGAATCCAAATGATGGGTAATGTCCAAAAGCGCGCCCAGTATGGGCTAAAAACTATTGAGGCCTACCGGGCACTGATTGGCCGTGAAAGAGGTGTAGTCGATGAGGATACAGTTACTGACATGCTCACCGATGTGTGGCATATGTGCCACTCCTTGGACATAGACTTTCACACATGTCACTCCGCCGCGTTACTTCATTTTTGTGCAGAGAAAGAGGGGGCCCAATGAATAAATATTCAGCAGAAGTACGCATGTCGTACTACGTATGGGTGGAGGTAGAGGCCTCCAATGAGTTTTCCGCAAAGGACCAGGCACTGCGCCGGGCTCATTACGAACAGGCAAAAGGCAATGGTGTTTGGGGCGAAGAGCCTGAGGTGGTCCTCATGATTAAGAAGGAGGAAGTAGCATGAAAAAAATGATATCTCCTGACATAGAAAGAATGAGTTGTGATGAATGGATTAGTTACAGACGCGAGACCATTGAGAAACTTGAATCTTTAGGTTATCAACTATTGCCAACGGCGGGTTGTAGCACATGCGACACGGTCAATGATTATGTTTGCTTTGACTGTGAGTGTCTATGGATAGATGAATCGAGGGATAAATACAACGCAACACTTAGCAAGGAGCCACAGCATGACTAATGTGACCACTCAGCAGTTCCACTATTGGATGGGAGCGCATCCCTGGATGAATTCCGAAAACTTTTCAGATACAGATAGAGTTAATGAGTTGTCCCGAATACTGATAGAACTGGTAAATGGGGACACCACTATAAAGAAGTTGAGGAATGCAATCGAATCATCGGGTGTTTTGGATTTAGGCGGACAGCAAGAAAAAGTTGAAAAACTGCTCGAAGACTACCACCCCAATGAAATAGGCCGCCTTATCGGAGTGTCCGAAGAGGAGGGAAAAAAGATTGTGCGGGAGATTTATTTTGGATGGGGGTACACCGAAGTGGACGATTGGGAAGCTCAGGATATTGGCGAAGGCAAATATGTTTTGGCTTTGAAACAAGGGGATGAGTGGATAGATGAGGACGGGAATAATGTACTTTTTGATTCTAAAAAAGAGGCCCGTAGCCACTTACGTAAATCGCTCCGGCAGTGGCATGAGCAAGTCGCTTTAAACACATACTCTTGAAAGGACATAGACATGAGTGCATTTTTTGATTGGGACACAGAACCCGTAAAGCAAGCATTGTTAGAAAAAATCAAGCAAGCGGGTTATCCTAGAAGGTCTAGGGAAAGCCTATTTGTAGAAGAGGGCAGTGAGTGGAACTGGATCGTCATAGACTTAAAAGGGTTTGATAAAGAGGAGTTCTACACCGACACCTGGGACGTGGAATTTTGTGGAGAGGAGCGTATGGATGGATCGCTTGTCTACACCATTCGCGCACATGCAATTTATAAGGACGAGGACGGTGAAGACGAAGCGGAAGGATCGTATAGTTCCTGGATTGTTTTGCATCAGGAAGATATCCTGGAGGAGCAGAGTGAATAGATCGAAATTTATTGTCAATAAATCGAAACTGCCGGAGCGCTACAGAAAAGTGGAAGGGCCCCCAAGACCTCCCGGGCCGTTCAAGATAAAAGATGTTTTTAAGTTGGCACTGATGGCGATCATCAACAATGCAAAAAACAGAAAATAAAAAAGCTTGACAAGTTTTTTCGATACGTGTTATATTTCAACCAGGTCATGTGATTTCCATGTGGCCACCAACCTAGAAAGAAGAAAGATGGAAAATTTAAACCCAATATTGAACGCCCTGGTCCAAGACCTGGTTAAGCAGCTTACCCCTATTGTTTTGGAGTCGGTTAGCAAGAACGTAGAAGAGTGGAAACATCAAAACGTTGACTTGAGCGCGACTACAACTGAAGAGGGTTCGCGACTTCGCGACCAGGTGGTGGCGATCTTGAACACCTTTGGCCAGGACTCTAACGAGCGATTAGCTACCGAACGTTTTGCAGAAGTTTTGTTTAAAACGATAGAGG